CCAAGTACCCCACCAAAAGCTACAAATAGTATAGCTATATAGCCTATAGATACTACGTTTATTACTACTGCTACCTCAGCAAAAGCTAGCCCCACCGACCCAAAAGGTACCCAAAGCCACTTACTATGTATGACGTTGAGCTGCTGAAAAGCCCTCAATGACACTAGACAGAAGCTGGCAGCAACTAGGAGTAGCCACGCAGTCACGACCACTCCTTAAGTAGATACTTCATTGATACTTCCATTAGGTCGTACTCTCCTCTACGCACCTCGTGCTTCATAAATATACCTGACCAAGATTGTGTGTTCTTCTGTGGACTTAGGTAGTCTTGGTCCTCTTGGTAGAACCTCCCACATACTAACCCTATTCTACGCTCACCTAGAGCAGTGTATATACTACCTGTTTGCCTATGCTGTTGGTGTCCCATAGAGAAGCTATGTCCTATTAGCTTAAGCTTATTCTCAATGGTACCCGCCACAGCATTAGAGGTTAATGACTGCGGGTTGTTGAAGTAGTGAGAGTAGAGAATACCATCTAGTTTAATTATATTCAAGAAGGGTACCACTTTAACCCCTAACTCCTTCAAACCTAATGACTCTAGGGTTAGCATGCTCCTAAACACTATGTTGTTAGGGTCGTCTGCTGCTCTAAGTATTCTTTGTTCGTGATTACCAACAGTAAATATTATCTTAGGGTCATACCCTTTAGGTTGTCTTATGTTCCTCAGGAACATATCCATAGCAACCCACCCGCACTTTATGTCGTCTGAGTAACTCTTCTTCTCCCACCCGAAGCTACCTGGCTTATCGTAAGAGTTTAAAGACCTCATATCCCACCAATCACCAGCTATTATTATTACGTCAGGCTTCTTATCTGCTAGATAAGTACCTGCTGCCTCTATGTGAGATGTGTCTGACTCAGGAGTTATTTGAGTATCTGGTATGAAGGCATGCTTCTTAGTTGATATCATTATATTAGAACCAAGGACTGTTATCTTTAGAAGTTGCTTTACTATAACCCCAAGGTGGGTCTTTAAGTTTAAGTTCTAAATCTTGAATCTTAGCAGTAGCATACCCATCTAGGTACCCAGCTTTAAATGCAGCTTTCATATCAATGTGGCCTACGTCTTCCTTCAGGTAGGACATACCTGTGTACTGCCACAACCAGTTCTTAAACTTCTTAATGTAAACCTTTTTCATCGATGTTACCAGTATTTAGCCATATTAATCTACCTCCTCTATCTGTAGAGGTCTGTGGTGGTACAGAGGACAACTATCATCTGTACACATCTCTGTTTGATATCTCCACGTACCATTACCATGTAATGAGTCGTGTATGCACTGCCTACACATTTTAGTAATAGCTTCTAGTAGAGCTGCTTTAACACTCCTACGAGTACGCTTAGCCACCTGTATTCTCCTCATCTGTTCCCCGGCGTAAACTATAGTAACATGGTCTACATAAATTAGTCTCAAACTCTTGATAACATTTATCTGTCCACCACTCAGGTCTATACATACTTTCGCATTTCTCACATTTCTTTCTAGGTAACGGAGGACCTTTTACTAGGTTTTTATCCTTAAGAAACTTCACAGGAGATAGGCAACCATCCCAACTCCTACTGGGAGTACCCTTACGTTTATACCGACCTGTTCTAGGAATATACCACCACTCCTCGTTAATTAGTACTTGGTGGTTTCCCCAATTTATTCTATAAGGAACTCCGTACCTATAACAAGTGTTAGTTATGTTAGCTAGACTAGTGTAGTAACTCACCCGCATGAACCTCCTTTCCCAGTTAAGTCACACACATCAACCTCCTCATACACTACTCCTTTGTGTTTGATTGCATCTTCGTAAGGGATTTCGGTGAGGGGCTGACCTCCTCTAGAGCCATCTGGGTACACTGTGAGTCCTCTAAGCCTAGGAGCGTACTTGCTAAGTGTTTCTGCAAATCCTTGAATTTTTCCCTCGCTAATTTGCTTGGGGTTTTTAATGTTAATAGTGGACGAAATTCCCATATCAACGTAATCCTGTATGTCGGCCTGGAACTTAATTCTTTTTTCGTAGTTTTCAGCCAAGGAATATGAGGTTTCAATGTCATCTTCTTTTACTCCAAGTTCATTAATCATAAGTTCAGCTCTAGGGTCTATTACGTATTCGTAGTGCCACTTAGAGCCTTTAACTAAGTACCTACGTTTAAACGCTACAGAAAATAGTGGTTCAATGCCACTGCTAGTGCTAGCGATAGTACTAATAGTGCCGGTAGGAGCAATAGCTCTATAAGCACATGGTTTCGATAGGTACAACCTCTCACAGTGCTCATCAGCCGCTTTAACACTCTCATCTCTGTACACCTCCAACCACTTATGTAGCTCTTTAGTTACTTCATACCCAGAACCTCTTTTGAGTAACCACTCGTGGATACCCATAAGTCCAAGTCCGAGCCTACGGTTACTCTCCCTAACTTCTCGTACCTTATCGTATGGGAGGTCGGCGCGTACAGTTCCACATACGAGGAACTTGCTTCCCAACCTAACAATGTCAGTGAATTCCTCCAGAGTTTCAATAGCTCCCATGTTAACACTGCCCAAGTTACAAACATCACTATCGTCAGCTGAAGTAACCTCAGTGCAAGCGTTCCTAAGTGTTTCATTACTCTTATCTCCGAAGTTAAAGCTAAACCCAGGTTCCCCGGTATGTAGCGCTTGCCGGCAGTTATCTAAGAACAGAGGGTTTAAGTGTCTATCTTTATCATTTAGCCAGTCGTCGTCATAATTGACTGATATGTTTGACGTGTCCATTGGGGCGGGGAAGTCTGGATTACTATTACGCACGTCTGATAGAGATACACCAGTAGCTACCGGGATATCATGCCAGTTCTTCAACGTTAGAAAATCTTCTATGTCTTCATGCTGCCAATTCAAGGATGCGTATATAGCACTACGTCTAGACCCCCCTTGCATGACGTTACGGCCTATCTCATTTATCATTTGCATGAGGGGAATAGGGCCACTTGAGAGGCCACCTGTACGCTTAAGTGTACGACCTCTAGGGCGAACCACGCTGTAATCGACACCAATACCACCGCCAAGCATGAGACAACTATTCGCTCTCCATATAAGATTCGACCATTCTTCACGAGTATCCTCCTCTGCTTTTAGTAAGAAGCAGTTGTTAAAAGCATGCAAATCTCTTCCAGCGTAATATAAGTAGCGACCACCAGGAATGAAACGCATAGTAGATATGTAGTTGTAAAGCTCATCCTGCTCAGAGGTTGAGAGCAGGGGCTGTAGAGTTCCCGCACTTCCTCTACCACATACGTCAGCGACCACCCGGCGGCTAAGATTATCCCAAGTATCACTATGCCCAAAGGCAAATTTAAGGTAAAACACATTGTTGGCTATCTCCGTTTTAAATACGTTAATACTACTCATAAAAATGTTCCTTAGGAATATTATTGTGTTTTCTTTGGTACTTAGTTCTGTCTCTCTGTACTATAGACCTAAACTCTGAAGAACGCAACCTACGTTCCTGTACTCTCTGTTCAGCACCCTTGCGGTGCATTCTTTTACTTCTATCATTTGGGCTACTCACCACTACTCTCCTTCTTTTTAAGTAATTCTATGTATTCTATTAAATAACCTATAGCTTCATACGCTGCTCCAGATACCTGGTACCCTCCTCTCTTATGATGTTTAATTATCTCATTTACGAATGCTTCGAAGTCCTCCATGTTGTTCATGTTTCGGTTTGCTCCTTCTTCCGCTTCGCACACCGCACTGTTCAACAAATTTTCAAACTCTTTGTCGGCCAGCCAATCTACGAAGTGGTCGTTGTAGATACCCATCTCTTCTGCTTTCTCAACAGCAATATCGATAGCTTGGTCTACGGCCCACTCTCTAAATAAGTTACTCATTCATTGTATTACCTCAGTAGTTAGGTACATCAAATCTATCCAAGTTATCTAGTATTTGGTCATTGAGTAGTTTAACTAACGACTCAGCATCTATGTTTAATATGTCTAATATTTCTTCCATTTCGTATCTATCTACTATAGCACCTATTACCGCTTGAGTCAAGTAATCATCTTCCATCGTCTTCATAAATACTTAAGTGGTGTTCTAACTTAAGTATTCTAGCCTCCGCTTTTTTAAGTTTACGTTTTAGTTCATCTACACAAGAGAGAGGGTCTTCACCTTCTTCTCTCTCCTCTAGAAACTTCTTTAAAGAACGCTCCAAGGAGCTTAGGTAAGTAGTCATTAGATTCTGCATGAGCAGCAGAGAGGTCTACTGACCCTATAATGTGAATTCCAAAACATTTTAATGCACCTTAGTACTACTATTTAATCCAAGCTTCTGGAATATTTCTGCCATCTCTTCCGCAGATTGCATGGGGTATCCCAACTCCTTCAGCCCATTCACTATTTCTGACCCTTGACTTAGCCACTCTATTAGCTGCGGTTGTAAGGAAGCCATCGTCTTGAAATAGTAGTCTGAGGTCAAGGTCTGGATATCTATCCCTAACTGCCACAAGCTTTTTTCTATCTGCTGCAGTGAGTCTGCCTTTTGCTTCAATGACAACTCCTGTCCCTCTAATGAAGAAGTCAGGTGTATAATGTCTTTTGACCATTCCTGATATTTCTCCGCAACTTGGGCAGAGTAGTGTGAGGTTGCTTGGGCTAAACCAAGCAAATCTTTCTCTTTCGTAGTCATATGCAACTCCTTTATTTCTTAAAGTATCTGCTATTTTACGTTCAAAGATAGACCTAAATCTACCCTTACCACTTCTTTTCTTTCTGCCCTTACCTCTACGTTTTTTAGTAGTCATCTTGCTAAATCACTTAGTAAAGTAAGTTTAGCAAGTCTCTCAGAATATATAGCCTCCCAGCTGGGGTAGGTATATGTAGCCTCATACATTTGCTGTACTACCCTCGTAGTCTCTACTACTGTTAAATTATTAAGTAACTTATCTGCTTTTACCTTACCTATTCCCTTTATACCTCCTATAGAATCAGTTTGGTCTCCCACTAGCATCTGCCAATATACAAACTTAGCTGCTTCTACCTCATCTACATACTCAAACGTATTATTCAGGAAATTGAAGTGCCACCCCTCTATCTGTAAGAGGTCCTTATCTACTCCTATTATGCAGTATTCCTCTACCCCATCATGTAGTAAAGAAGTAGCTAAGGAGCACACAGTGTCATCTGCTTCTGCGTTTCTAGCATCTTCCATACACCAAAACCACCTCTTAGAGCGGGCGGCACACTCCTCTTTCAAAGCTTGTAGCATTTCACCTACAAACATAGGACCCTTTTTTACAGCCCCTCTAACCTCCTTATATACTTCATGGGTGTCAAACGCACTTCTAAACCTAGGTCTTTCATCTCCAGTGAAGCATAAGGTAACACAGTAGTTGTTACCTACACCTAAACCCTCTAAGCAGGTATCAATAATGTGGTTAAAGTTCTCTACCACAGCACGCTCGTAGTGCTCAGCTGTAGGCAGAGATAAATAACCTATTCTTTGCAGAGCAGTATCAGCGTCAAAGATTAGGTGAGTAATTGGTGTTGTATCATCCATTATATTATAAATGTTCCTAGTAGGAACTTTTTCAAAGTTCCGTCGGCACATAGTGCCTCTTATGAATATTTTATTACGCGGCTTCCTCTCAGGCAGCCTGTTCCTCTTTCGCTGCCGCCATCTGTGCCTCTATATATGCTGCTATGTCAGCAGGACTCACAGCAGAATCCTCTTTAAGAGGATGGGTATGCACTACACCGTCTAACAAAGCCTCTGCTTCTACTACATCTGAGTCACCAGTGAGATATGCTTCAAAAACTTTAGCTACGTCTATAACGTCGCTGGGTTCAACGGCGGGGGATGCAGCTACTTTGACTTCATGCTCTACAGCCGGTGTTAAGTAATCTACAGCTGCCTTCAAAGCTACTGCTCTACAGATAGACCTCTGAGTGTGTATAGGAGGGTTCCCTGGTTTATCGTGCGCTGCACGGGCCGCTCCTTGGGCACCTCCACCAGTAGATGCATCGGCGGGAGGTACCCTAGGTCCAGCACCTGCCTCAAGAAGCTCTACCTTCCCTTTAATATTGTGGTATGTCTTACCCCCAGACTCTTTGTCTACGTAGGCAAACTTAACCACATCACCCTCGGATACATCTGAGTAGGCGACAGATGGTGTCCAAGCTGAGAAAAACCTCTCATCGTCTAGGGTGATAAACTTATCACGTTTACTTACTATAATTCCTGTAGCAGTCATAGTCATCTTGCAGTACTCCTTTCTTATGAAGAATAGATATAGTATCTTCTCTGGTTAACTGAGACATCTCTTGCCAGTTAGACCCATATGTAATATCGTAGTTTATATGAGTAGTTAGCTGGTAGTTAAACAACTCTAACACTGTCAGAGGTAATCTAGCCACCGCCAGCTCTATGGCCATAAGAGAAGTATAGAACATCTGTGCCCTAATGTCAAGTAAAACAGAATCATGTACTGTAGTTACTAGGTGGTCAATAATTGGAAATCCTTTTACGTTTACTAAGTTGTTTACTACCAGAGGAACGAGGTCCCCAGTAGCAAACCCTTGTATTGGATAGTTTTTAGCCTCAGTAGCTGAGAAGTATTTACCACCAGTGTACCCACCTTCCTTAGCTATTAATTTATACTCTCTTTTGGTAGGTGTGATATCCCTAAAAGTAATAGGTTCTCCTGCTGTGTCAGCTGCTTTACACACAACTTGCAAACCTAAGTGAAATGAGTTAACGAGTGGATATCTTTCGTAAAATGCTTTCATAAAAGCTACACATCTCTCTTTAGATATCTTAAGTTGTTTAGCCATAGTAGTTGGTGCAGCACCATACTGCGCCATGAAGGTCATGCGCTTAGCCTGAAACCTCTCTTCATCTGTTATTTTATCTTCATCCTTAGACAACCACTCTGCTGCATTGCGTCTATGTATATCAACACCTGCGTTTAGTTCATCTCGTAAAGTTATATCACCAGATATCTCAGCTAACGCACAAATCTCTAGCTGTGAGAGGTCAAACTCCACTAGCATACCTTCGTTTAATCCATACCTACTTACTATGTACTTCCTGAAGTCACTCATCTTCCAATTCCTCTAGTGTTTAGGTAAATTCATTAGGTTAGGATACGCACATGATATCCTACCAGTTGGTGTAACAGTGTGGCGATACTCTGGATGAAACAAATCATCTGAAGATGCCTTATCTACATACCCAGTATAATATGTCTTTAAGTCCTTGTTTATCTTACGATATTCTAGTAGGTCAGATATAAACTGTATGTCATGAGCTTCCACTAACATAGTAGATATCTCTTCTAACGCCTCTTCATCTACCTTGGTGATGCGCTCTAAAGTACACCCCATTTTAGTTGGCATACAATGTATGTCAACTTCAGATACTTCTTTCTTTAATCTTTCCTTTCCTTCTCTACTACCAGACTTATAAAATGTTCCTGTGGGAACATAACGAGTTTGTTCCGCCTTCCCGCCTAATATACAGAGCTTAACCTGTTGATTAGAATTTGGAGTTATCCTTTTATCATACTNTTCTGGAAGTGTTAGACACATGAAGTCACATAAGTCACCCGCCAATTCATTTGACTTTTTTTCAAGACTAGCTTTCTTAGTAACTGCTCCCGCTCTATCTAAATTAAGTCCGTTCATACTCATACGGAAAGTTATGTATCTCCACTGCATATGCTGTAACACTAGATTAAAAAAAGACTTATCACGTCTATCATTAAGTATCTCTACCTGCTTATTAAACAACTCTTTAGTTATTAAAACGTCCTGGTGTAGATATCTTTCAAGTATGTTGGAGTGTAAAGTAGACGGACATGTACCAGCTTTAATAGCTTCAGATACTTCACTATCCTTAGAGAGGTGTCCTAAACCTACGTCAACTAAAGACTTCTCTAGCGAAGGGAACTTATGGGTCTGTCCAGACATCATGTAAGCTGCTACAGATGTATCCCAGTATATACAGTTAGTATTAAATATAGTAGGTCTGCTCGCTCTCGCGAGGCCAAGAGGGTCGTTAAGTAATTTTAAGTCAAAGGGTAGGTTATGTCCTACTACTATATCCGGGTTAGTAGATGCTAGCGTATCACGTAACTTATATACATCAGTACTGCAAAAGCACTTTGTTTTTCTTCCCGGAAATAATGTATACATGAGTGTTTCTCCTACTAAATATCTAGGTGGTTCACAGAATACACTCTTACCTCTCTCAATTAAAGTAGTCTCTACATCTAGTACACATATCGTACCTCCATCCAAAGCTTTGTGAAAATCATCTAGGTTATACTTAGACATCTCTAAACCTCGCTATATCTTTTAGTATAAACACTTCGTGTTTAGTTGTTTTACCAGTTAACTTATTCTTAGGTGTGTGTATGTACCTCATGTTAGGCTCCGATGGTATGCTGCCTATCATTATGATAGCGTCAGCTTCACCTTGAGCACCAGTCTTACTCATGTATAAGTGCTCCATTCCAGGGTACTTCATACCTACAGAGAGATAGTCAAGTTGACTAGATACAAGCACTGGGCAAGTATGCTTAGCTATGTTCCTCGCCCACTCACATAGTCCTCTGTATCTCTCAGCTTCATTTCCCTCCTTACTGCGCATACTACCAGATACCTTATAGAGTTGGTCAACAATAATAAGCTTAGGCTTGTGCCTAGTAATTTCTCTCTGTATTTTGTGTATGTTATTAGCGTCGTCAATAAATACTACGCGGTTCTCTAAGTCTACTACTTTCTTGAGGTCTATGATTGCTTGTACTGGGTTATCTAGTAAATCATCTTTCTTCCTCCCTAAGGCGGACTGTACAAACCTCTGCTTAACCTTATCAATACTTTCCTCGTTGTTAAACCAAAGCACCTTATCGTCACCAGACATTTGCTTAGCAATATACCAAGCACACTGCACCATAAAAGTAGTCTTACCCCCCTCTACATATGCTCCTACAATGATTAACTCTTTATTTAAAGGGCCTAAAATGTTCCCTAGGAACTTTAATGGCCACGTATACCCAGTTCTCTCTATAGACTTCAAGGAGTCTAGTAAACTTTTAGATTCCTCCGCTTGTAACTCTCTATCTAGCTTAACTGATTCGTATGTATACTCTTGAATACGCTTATCGACACTAGCTACAGTAGCCTTACCTACGCTGTTAATAATGTCATCACATATTAAAGCAATGTCTGCTGCAGCTACCTTATCAATAAGTTTCTGCACTATTGACGAGTCTTCTGTGTGGGCTTCATCTACCGTGTCAACGAACATATCAAATAGTTCATCGTGGGGGTGGTCGAGGTAATACGACAGAAGGAATGCAGATTTATCTACCTCAGCTACCGTAATGTCTACAGTATCGAAGTACACTTTTAGGTGGTCGAAGTACTCAGCTGCCTCCTTAGGTAGCGACTCCCTAGGAATATATTTACTAGCTACCGAGTAGTTATGTCGAGTGCTTAAATACTTCATTAACTTAGGTAACATAATGCCTCCCCTACTTGAGCAGTTATGCCAGAAGTAGAATAGTCTTTCGGGTCCTTATCTACGTAGCTTATTACGGCTTCCTTACCAAAAGAACGAAACCTAGTTAGGAGGTTAGTCTGCGCTAGTCGAACTTGCTGGTTATCATTATCTAACATAATTATATACTTATCATATATATCTAGAATATGCTTAAGCTGCTTATTGTTTAGATTAATTCCCCGTAAAGCTAAAGAGTCAGTGAATGCACCTACTCTAACAGCTGATAGGTAATCCTCTACAATAGTCAAAGTTGAGTGTGCCGATGTTCTACCATATGTAAATGGGTCTACTACTACATTCTTTGAATCGTAGTGTGAGCTTTTGTCTATCCAGGTACGTATCCACTTCTCTCCAGTACAGTGTCTAAGTTGATACATAACTAAACTACCGTTTAAGTAGTAAGGATATACCCAACATAAAATATCTTCACCAGGGGAGTAGGGGGAGTAGCATACCCCTATACCACTAGCCTCTACATCATTAACTGATAACTGAGGTATTATACATTCTTTATCCCAGGTACTACAGTTAAAGTTGGTATCTTTTGGAACACAGAAGGGTGTTCTTCTATCAGAGCTTGGTGTAGAAGGTCCGTGTAGCACGCTACGTGCACTAAGGACTGCGCCAACGCCTGTTCCCGCATTGCCGCTCTCGTTGAAGATAGGTATAATTTCCCTAGTAAAACCGTGTTCGCCGCAGTGATGGCAATAAGCCAAGATAGTTCCATTCTCTGTTCTCCTAATATACATTCTATCGTTGTTGCGCCCCTGCTTGCAGTGGTGGACATTTACTTCCTCGCCCACTACGTCACTAGCATAAGGTACAAATTGGTCGTGAGGTATGCTCATGTCGTCGAGTCCTCAAGTAACTCAGTAAGCTGGAGTACCCTGAGGTCCCCAGTCACCCACTTAACTCTACCCCCGTATCTGGCCCAAGGCCAAGGCTCAGGTATAGCTACTCCTAACTCCGTTAGCTGGGAGATAGTATATACTATCTTGTTAAGCTCCCACGGCGTTCCTTTTACTTTCATGAAATTCTCCTTAAATAGCGTAAGCCATAATGATAGCCTACTATCGCTGGTATGTCAAGTACCCTCAATTATGTTCCTAGCAGGAACAAAAAAAAAGACCCCTCTACTATAAAAGTAAAGGGGTCTAAGGGCCTGCTGTTATGATTATTAATCTCCAAACACAGTGTTAACAAATCCGAGTACCATCTCCCGCTCGGACGGGTCATCGAGTCTATTTATGAATGCCATCATAAGAGACTTCTTGAAGTTACGGAGTGCGAGCGCATGCTGCACCCAAGACTTAAGTACGCGGAAACTTAGGATAATACTCAAAGTTTCCTGCGAGTACGCTTCTCTACTCAGTCGAGCCACCTCTACCATAGATTCAAGCAGAAGTGTTTCTGCCTCCGGGTAGAGTTTCTCCAAAGCAGCAACCTCAGTTGCTGCAGACATGAAGTCTACGTGAATGAAGGTCTGCACTCTATCTAAAGTAGACGTGTTTTGTGGTTGGGTACCAACAAACTTCCCTGACATATCACCCATACCTTTGGTGTTATCGGCAAACATGATAACTAAGTTATCTCCAGGGTGGACAAACTTACCTTCAACTGTTTTGCTGTTGTTGTTGGCAAGCATCATGCACCCGTCGTCCTCCAAAGGACGCTGCATACACATCATAATCTCAGGGGGAGCCGACCAAGGCTCATCCAAAAGCATTACCATGTTGTTCATTTGGTACGCTCTAGGAATAAGACCTTCCTCGAAGAAATCCCCCTTAGAGACATCAATGTGGGTAACTCCCAGCATTTCATCTACGTCAGTTGCGCCATTAAAACCAAACCTAATGAAAGGTCTAGAAGTAATAGCAGCAAACTGCTCTGCACCTGTGGATTTACCAGTACTAGGTAACCCAGTAAGCATAACCTTAGGTTGGTAGATGTTCTCAACCGCACAAGCTAACCTAAACATTAGCTCAGGGTTGTGATG